AAAAGATTTGTATTAGACATAGAAAAATAGATGTTGAAAATCAAATTAAAATTCCTGGTTTTGAAGAAAAATTAATTTGGATTAAATTTACTGATTTAGAAAAACAATTATATGATGCTAAAAAAGGTAAAGTACCTCCTTCATATTTGCAACAATTATGTTGTCATCCAATGGTTATTGAATCAACTAAAAAAATCTTTGGAGATGTTGAAGTAGATTTAACATTAATGCAAGATAAATTAATAGATTATCATAAGAAAAATTTTGAAACTTATAAACATAAATTAGGTTTACTTGATAAAAATAAACACGAATATCATATGCTTAAGAAAACTTATGAGAATCATGTTCATGAGTCACACTACATGTTTACTATTTTAAGTCAAATGAAAGAAAAACCAATTGAAGAAAATGATGATGGATGTTCTATTTGTATGGATAAATTAGAAAATCCTGCTATAACAGCTTGTGGTCATATATTTTGTTACGATTGTTTAAAACTATGTCTTGGTGATAAAAAGAGATGCCCTATGTGTAAAACTGATTTAACGGGTAAAGAACTAATGGTTACAAAAAATAAAATTAAATCTTCTATATCAGAAACAAATCCTTTAATTATTAAATATGGTTCCAAGTTAGGTAAAACAATTTCAATCATTAGAAGTCTAGTTGCTCAAGAAAATACAAGAATTATTATCTTTTCTCAATGGGATGATATGTTAAGTTTAATTGGTAAAACACTAATTGAAAATGGAATTGAAAACTGTTTTGTTAAAGGCAATGTTTGGTCTAGAAACAGTGCTATTAATAAGTTTAAAGCTGGTAAAAATAATGATGGTGACGATAATAAAGTAATTATGTTATCATTAAAAAATGCTGCTTCAGGAACTAATTTAACTGAAGCAACGCATATTATTTTTATTGAACCAATTAATGCATCTACAGAAGAATGCAGAGCAATTGAAGGGCAAGCTATTGGAAGAGCTTGTAGAGTAGGACAAAAAAATAAAGTATCTGTTTTAAGAATTTTAATTGAAGATTCTATTGAAGAAGACATTTATAAGAAATTTTATAATAAAGATGCGATTGTTGAAGTTAAAAAGGATGATGTTGTAATGAAAGAGTTAGGAGTTAAGGTAAACGAAATTGAACTATAAATTTTAATTTAATATATATACATGAGTTCTAAACATTCTCATTGCGAACATCATCATCATTCTAGTAGCGACTCTTCTTCTTCTGATTCTGAAAAGGAAAGACATCATGTTACTGAATTAGAAATTATTAAAGTTAAAAGAGGCCATAGAGGTCATAGAGGTGAACAAGGTGAACAAGGTTGTCCTGGTCCCACGGGTGCACAAGGTCCCACGGGTGCAAAAGGTGATACTGGTGCAAAAGGTGATACTGGTGCACAAGGTATAGCAGGTTCTGCAAGTGCAACAGGTGCAACAGGTCCTCAAGGTATTACTGGTCTAACTGGTCCTCAAGGTGATACTGGTGTAACTGGTCCTCAAGGTGATACTGGTCTTCAAGGTGCAACTGGTTTACAAGGAGATACTGGTCCTCAAGGTGCAACAGGTCCTCAAGGTGCAACAGGTTCTCAAGGTATTACTGGCCTAACTGGTTCTCAAGGTGCAACAGGTCCTGCAATTTCTTTATCATATGCTGATTTTTATGCGCTAATGCCTGGCGATAATTCAGCTACAGTTGCAGTTGGCGCAGATGTAGAATTTCCAAGTGATGGTCCATTTTTAGGAGCTGATATTGCAAGAATTGGTCCTTCTAGTTTTGATTTAGTGGCTATCGGAACCTATCAAATATTATTTCAAGTTAGTGTAAATGAACCTGGACAATTAGTAATTACTTTAAATAATTTACAACAAACTTATACTACTGTAGGTAGAGCGACTGGAACCAGTCAATTAGTAGGATTGTGTTTAATCAAAACATTAACAGCTAATAGTATTTTAACTGTTCGTAATCCTGCAGGTAATTCAACAGCATTAACAATTACTCCAGATGCTGGAGGTGCTGGTTCAGTATCAGCTCATTTAGTTATAATGCGATTTGGTTAAAAAAAAATTGAAATATAAAATCTTTAATATTCAGTATAAATTTGTATGAACAATTTTACACTCAATACGAATGTCTATACTGGAAAGGTTAACAACCTTTCTTATTGCGCTCTCTCAGCAGTTACTTTTGGAGAGAAGGTGCTTTATGTACAAAAGTTTCCGCCTGCTGGAGGGACTATTGCACCTAATTTTCAAAAGCTTTCCTCTGCTGAGGAACTAGCTTTTGACTCAGTTGACAAGAATACTTTCCTTAACTTCTGGCTTTCTGATTCTTCTTTTCAGTCAAATGGTTCATGGAAAGGTGGTCGTTGGGGCAAGAGCAATCTCCCAACAACAGACTCTACTTGGTTGACTAATGTTTTCATTGGCGATACAGTGACAATTACTGTAGTAAAGAATGGTATCATCAAGTTTAATGGCGGAAAGTGTTTTACTGATGAGATGCCAATTATTCCTGGTTCAGAAAATACTGTTTGGTCATGCAATATCAATTTTAATGGTAACCATTACGGAGCTTACTTGACTGACAACATTATGCCTCAGAAAGCAAACGATGTGTTGTTTGTTTGGGAAAACAAGTCAGGTCAACAGTTCATCAAGCTCCTCACACGCGGACACAGTGAGCATGTTGACATGCCTCGTCGCATGATGCCTGGAGCTGGAGAGCATATGGAGCCAGGCAAGGATGTTCGTGTAAAGGCAGGTGTCCTCCGTGCAATTAATGAAGAGATTGGTATTCCTGAGTCAACATTGACCGACTGCTATCTTCTAAATTTGGGAACATATTCTTCAGAGGGTCGCGACCCCCGTTACTGGCTCTACCACACTGAAATTGCCACATTTGGTATGAAGCGTGGTTCTGAAACCAATGGGTATGTAATTTATCTGAAGAGTGACACCGACACTGCCCCTCATGAAGTTGCACCTCAAGACACAGAAGAGGTCAATACAAAGTGGTGGGCGCCTCTTGGAAGTGTTCTGATTGATTATCCAGATGAACGTTGGATGATGCTGGACCACAAGAAGTTCATTCCTGATACTATTAAGGTTATTGAAGCTTTTAAGAAGCTGTCACCAGAGGAGCAGGCTACAGTTAAGTTTATGGCCTCTTAGAAAGCCTCTTAGAAAGCCTCTTGAAAAGCCTCTTGAAAAGGCTATTATTTTATAAAAAAATTATAATTTATTATATTTATTTTTTAAAATAAAAAAAATTGATAAAATTACTTTAAAGCTTAAAAAATACTAATAATAATGTCTCAAACTCAAGTATCTATTGGTATCGATCTCGGAACTACATACAGCTGCGTCGCTGTATTTGAAAATGGAAAAGTAGAAATTATCGCAAATGAACAAGGTAACAGAACCACACCATCATGGGTATCATTCACAGATGAAAGATTAATTGGAGATGCTGCTAAAAATGTATCTGGTCAAAATTACCTAAATACAATTTATGAAGCAAAAAGAATGATGGGTCGTGACTGGACTGATCCTATTCTTCAAAAAGATTTAAAACTATTTCCTTATAAAGTAGTAAATGTAAACAACAAACCAAAAGTAGAAGTAACATTTAAAAATGAAATCAAACAATTTACACCTGAAGAGATTTCAGCAATGATTTTAACTAAAATGAAGACTATTGCAGAAGGTTATCTGGGTAAACCAGTAAAAAATGCAGTAGTTACAGTCCCTGCTTATTTCAATGATGCACAAAGACAAGCAACAAAAGATGCTGGTGTAATCGCTGGTTTAAATGTATTACGTGTAATCAATGAACCTACGGCTGCAGCGATTGCTTATGGTTTGGATAAAAAGAAGGATGGTAAGGGACGTAATGTTTTGATTTTTGATTTTGGTGGAGGTACACATGATGTGTCGCTGTTGAATATCGAAGACGGTATCTTCGAAGTGAAAGCCACAGGTGGTGACACTCATTTGGGAGGTGCCGATATTGATAATTTAGTAGTAGATCATTTAGTAAAAGAATTTAAAAATAAACATAAAGTAGACCTAACATCTAACAAAAAAGCAATTAAACGCTTAGCATCTGCATCAGAAAAAGCCAAGAGAGAGCTATCATCTTCAACAGTAACTATGATTGAAGTTGATTCCATTCACGATGGAATTGATTTCTCATATAGTTTAACCAGAGCCAAGTTTGAAAACATATGTGAAGATATTTTCAAGAGAACAATGGCTCCTGTACAACAAGTATTAGTAGATTCTAAAATTTCAAAGAATGAAGTAGATGAAATTGTTCTTGTTGGTGGTTCTACCAGAATCCCTAAAATCAGAGAATTACTTACTAGCTTTTTCAACGGAAAAGAATTAAATAACAGTGTAAACCCCGATGAAGCAGTAGCATATGGTGCTGCTGTTCAAGCTGCACTCTTAAGTGGTGATAAAAGTGATGTTATCCAAGATATCCTTTTGTTGGATGTAAATCCTTTATCTCTTGGTGTAGAAACAGCTGGAAGTATCATGACGGTATTAATTCCCAGAGGAACAACAATCCCAACCAAGAAGACCCAAACTTTCAGTACAGCATCTGACAATCAACCTGGTGTAACAATATGTGTATTTGAGGGCGAACGAAAGTTAACCAGAGATTGTAATCAACTGGGTAAATTTCAACTTACGAACATTCCTCCTATGCCTCGTGGAATGCCTCAAATTGAAATTACTTATGAAGTTGATGCAAATGGTATCCTTCAAGTATCGGCTGTTGAAAAGAGCACTGGAAAATCTGAAAAGATTACTATTTCCAATACTTCTAACAAATTGACGAAAGAACAAATTGAAAAGATGGTACAAGAAGCCGAAGAATTTAAAGAACAAGATGAAGCTATTGCAAGAAAGATAGAAGCAAAAAATAAACTTGAAGGTTATGTATATAATGTTAAATCATCTGTACTTGGAGATGAAAAAATGAAGACATCTATTGGTGCTGAAGTTGACACTGTTCAAAATATTATTGATGAGGCTATCAAGTGGCTTGATGATAGTGCAGAAAGAACACAAGAAGACTATGAAGCCAAACAAAAGGAAGTAGAAGGTGTATTAATGCCTATTATCCAAAAAGCATACCAAGCAAATATGCCTGCTGGTGGTGGAATGGGAATGCCTGAGGGAATGGGTATGCCTGAAGGAATGGGAATGCCTAGCGGTGGACCTAAAGTAGAAGAGGTTGATTAAAAAAATTGAATATTAAATTGTTTTTAGTATATAATAAATAGTATGACAAGACTAACTATTAAAGATTATTCGAATGAAACTATTGAACTTACAAACAGACAAGCAATTGATTTGGAGCTTAAGCTAAATGTAACATCAAAAGGACATGAATGGAAGCACATTGGTGATGTGCTTTTTAATTTTGGAAATGAAAATCAACATGCTATATTTGAATATACGGTAACGCCTATTCAAATGGAGTTTCTAAAAATGCTAATGACTAAAAGTTCATACAATTAGTGTAAAAATCTATAAGTAAAGTTTTCTTTTAATTTAAAAAATAAATTATATTTATTTACGCAATATATCTATATATTGTTCACTTCTGTTTTCTAATAAATATGGTACTTTAGCTTCAATTGCTTTAATAATCTCTTCTTTTGTTTTAGGTATAGGATTTAATTTAGCAAGTAATGCCATTTTAATAAAAAAAATAAATGAACTAGGTGATATTGTGTCTATTCCAGTGTATTTATATTCAAAACAAAATGCATAAAATGGTAACTTTGTTAAATCAGGTGGTTCATTTGTTAAACATTTATGAGAAGGTAATTTGAATTTATCATTATATTCTATAATATTACATAAAAAATTATATGTGATATTATCATGAAATACAACTTCATTAGAATGCTTTTTATCTGAACTAATTTCATTGACTGCTTTATCTAAAGACCAAGGATAAAAAGTATTTTTTTCTGATATGAAACCATTATAATCTCTAATATTGATATGATAATTTTTTTGTTTAAGTAGTTCGCAAGAAAATATCATTATATATTTTCCTGGAAATAATTGTTCAACTTCAATATTGTCTTTTGTAATAAGAGTAAAATAGATTCCAGGGAATTGATCATTTATATTTAATGACGGAGTTTTTAGTTCTTTATAATCAGTTGGGTCTTCATTTGTTACATGTACTAAATATAATATATCTTCTGGTAAATTTGCATTTCCAACTTGTTTTTTATAGTTAATATATTTGGTTTTATATTTTAAATATTTATTTTTATATGACATATACATTTAAGTTATAAAAAAATTGATTATTTTATATACTAACTTATTATTTAGTATATATGTCTAATTCACTAGCTTTAAGAAGAATCACTCAAGAAATAAAAGAACTAAATGAAAATCCAGTGACAAATTGTTCAGCTGGTCCAGTAGAATCCAATGATATAACTAAATGGCGTGCAACAATTTTTGGTCCAGAAGATACTCCATATTATGGAGGTGTATTTTATTTGGATGTACAATTTCCAAGTGACTATCCTTTTAAACCGCCAAAAATGACTTTTGTAACTCCTATTTATCATTGTAATATTAATCGCAGTGGTGGAATTTGTTTGGATATTTTAAAAGATAAACAATGGTCTCCTGCATTAACTATTTCTAAAGTTTTACTTTCTATTTGTTCATTACTTGCTGACCCAAATCCAAATGACCCATTAGTTCCCGAAATTGCTCAAGAGTTTTTAAAAAATAAAGAATTGCATGATGCTAATGCACATGAACATACTCTAAAATATGCAAATAAATAAATTATTTTATTTCTTTAACTCCAAATATTCCATAGAAATAATTAACATAGCTTGTGTCATATCCCATACATTTTCTTTAGATTCACTACTTAATTTTTCAAAAATACCTTTCAATCTTATAATTTCATCAAGTGGATCAGAAGTTGCATTAGTAATTTTTTTAGCATCATCTGCATGATTATCAACATTGGTAAAATATGATTCATCTCTATCTAAAATTTTCTGTTTTAATGGTTTCTCTTCATTGAACACATAATATATAAAATTTTTAATTGGCATTACTGCATTAAATTTAATTAATTTTGTAAAATAATGATGATAAGTTGTTCCTACAATTGGTGATACTTGTTTCAAAAAAGATTCAACTAAATCATTAAATGTTCGTATTTTTTCTGCTATAGACATTATTTATATAATAAAATTTTTCTTTAATAGTATTTTATTCAATTTTATTTAAAGCTTAAAAAATTGAATGAAATACTTATTAATAATAATGTATTTGTCTATAATGACAACGCAGAAATCAGATACTCATGAAAATAGAAAAAATTTGTTCTGTATAACGGCAAGAGCAAATGAAATAATTAATCTAATTGGTTATAATCCGTTTACAACACAAGGAAAAGAATATAGAATTCGTGAATGTCGATATGGGCTTGAATGTAAAGGTGCTCATTCTAAGGAAGAATTTCAAAATTTTATTCATATAAATAAATTTAATAATTTAGATAAATCTACATTTAATTTTCCTGAATTAAATGCAGAAATATTACAAGTTTTAAATAGTGAAAAAAGTAAAATGAAAAGTGGTGAAAACTTGAAAGAAAAAATAAAAATCATAAATGAACTAAATTTTATTGAATTAGTTCAATTATGGCATGATTTAGCATGTTTCTATAGAAAATTGGCAAAAGAAGTTCCTAAAATGAAAATGAATCATGAGGATAAGATTCATGGTTCTGGTTATAAATTTTCTGAAGAAATACCTAAATTTTATCTTTCCGAATCAAATGAAGATTTCTGTTGGTCATTTGTAAGACTTACAAATTACTGTGCAACTCATCAAAGTTTCCGTGAAAAAATTTATAAAAGAGAACCCGTTACAATCAGTGAAATTTGTGTAGGCCATTCAAATTGTAAAGAAGGAGTTCATAATCTACATGAATTACTTTGTAAGGATGATTTTTTATCTGGTAAATGTACTTGTGTAACTAAAGAACACTTTAATCGTCAAAAAGAATCCTTAGAAAATAAAATGAAAGAATTAGAAGAAAAAATAAAAACAGAAACAAATAAAAAGAAACTTGATAAAATTAAATTAGAATTCAAAAAAATAGAAAATAACTTGTATATGCATCAAAGAAGCATTCATTATACTGAAATGGATATGATACCATTTAATATTCAAAATGAAGCATACAATGCCATTTTGAAAGCAGAAGCAGATAAAAAAATTAAAGAAGAAGCTAGAATAGCAGCAGAACCATTAAAGAAAGTTATAAAGGTATCTTTGGGTAAGAAAAAATAAAAATTATTATCTTTTTATTTATAATGGACCAATCTAAAAGTTTAGATTTATATTATTTTAATTTAAGAGAAATTAAACCAATTATATTTATTATAACTAGAGTTAACAATGAACAAGAAGAAAAAATATTAGAAAATAATACATCTATTATATTTGAAACTCTTATTGAAAATAAATTTGCAGAAGAATCTGATATATTAATATTTAATTTAATAAAAGAATATCAAGGTAAAATTATCAATTGGATATTGCCTTCAAAAAAATCAAATAAACAAATTTTAGAAAAAATAGAAAATAATAAAGATATAATTAATAATATAATTACTACAACATTAAAAAAATCAAACTGTAATACTATAATTTCAATATCAACAAATGAACTCAAAATTAAAGATTGTGATATAGATTTAGAAATGTTTTCAGAAATTTATTTTTAATTATTGAAGGTTATTTGATAAATCTAGATTAGGTGTAGGTGTAGATGTAGGTATAGTATAAATATATGAATAAAAAGGTATATGTAATGTATTAAATAATGGATTGCTTATATTATAATAATAATTATAGTTTAATATACTAGTATTTAAATTTGAATAATTAAGTAAAATAGAATTTCCTAATAAATCTGTATTTAATGGATTTTGCAAAGTAATATTATTATTACCAGATATATAATTATGACTACTTAATTCAGTATTATTAGTTAAATAAGTACTATCAGATAAGTCTTTATTACCTGACAAATCAATATTACCTGACAAATCAATATTACCTGACAAATCAATATTACCTGACAAATCAATATTACCTGACAAATCAATATTACCTGACAAATCAATATTACCAGACAAATCATTTATAGGTATCAATTTATAATATCCACTAGAGTCAATTTTTACATTATTCAAATTAATAATTTTATTACTTTGAATATATTGTTTCTTCAAATTACCTGAAATATCTGAATTTATTTTTTTAAATATTTGTATTTTTTTATCAAAATTTTCAGTTTCCCAATTATCTTCCCAATTTCCTGATATATCAGTGATAAAACTATTATGTAATTTAACTATTTTTTTTTCTACTTCTAATTTTTTAATTTCACTAAATAATGCACTTAATATTCCAGTAGAGCCTATTTTATAATTAGATAATAAATGTTTATTAATAAATTTTGGTGTTACTTTATAATTATCTAAATTTTGATTATTTGTTAAAAATGTATTATTTGAACTTAATATTTCAGATGATTTACAATATTTTTCAATATCAAATTTAAAAGCACTTTGCCCCCAATTTACAAAAATTGGATATGAAGAATCTAATCCCATCATGGGAACTAATTCACACTCGCATGAAATTTTTTCTTCATCATTTACTATTAAACCGTTACGAGTTAAAAAGATTAAATAATTATTCTTTGAAATATATTTTAAACCGACACCCATTGTATCATTTGGTTTCCAAGGTTCACAAAATGGTTTCGATATATTATGATGTAAAAAAGTACCATCATCTGAATGAAATCCCCAACTTGCAGGAGTCCATCCAACTTGATTTTTGTAACTAGTTTCAGTAGAACCGTATCCTATTGATATACATTCGTTTAACCATTCTTTTCTAAATCTTTCATAACCTAATGTAATTTCAAAATAAAATGTATTTGATATAATAGTTTTTGTTTTATTATCTGTAACAATAGGAAATAAGAAAGGCACAGGGTCTTTATTAATAGTTGGTAATTTTCTATTACCAAATAATATTCTATCACCAGGTACTCCACAAAAAAAATAATAATCTTTTCTTCTATCTATTTCATCAGTTTTGTTAAATATATCAATATTAAATTCATTAGGTAAAGGATAAAAACTCATTATTGATAATAGTGGATTTTCAATAATTAATTCTTTATAATTTGGAAAATGATGAGTAAACAATTTTTCTAAATATTCATTTGCATATATTTTATCAGATTGACAAAGTAATAAGATTTTTTTATAACTTAAAAAATCATTTTTTATAAATGTTTTATCATTATTAGTTAACATTTATTGATTATAATAATTTAGGCTTTAAAATAAAATTAATGCTATATAAATTAAAATCTAAAGCTATATAATTTAACACATATGTGGATATTAGATTTAATTGGTGGAGGTAGTGATAAACCACAATGGACAGTTCTTAAACATAATGGTCCTATGTTTCCTGCTGAATATATATCACATAATACCCCTGTAATTATTAATAATAATGAAGTTATTTTACCACCTGAAGCAGAAGAATATGCAACTATGTTTGCCAAATACTTAGATACTCCTTATATGGAATCTAATATATTTAAAAAAAACTTTTGGAAAGATTTTGCACCAATAATAAAATCATTAAATCTTAAATCATTAGATGAAATAGATTTTAAACCATTAAAAATATATTTAGAAAAACAAAAAGAGAAAAGAGCATTATTAACAAAAGAAGATAAAGAAAGTCTTAAAAAAATCCAAGATGAATTAGATGAACCTTATAAATCTTGTATTATTGATGGTGTACAGCAAAAAATTGGTAATTTTAAAATAGAACCACCTGGTATTTTTATTGGTAGAGGTAGTCATCCAAAAATAGGTAGAATTAAAAAAAGAGTTAGTCCAGAAGATGTTTATTTAAATTTAGATAAAGAAACAACTATTCCTAAACCAAATGTACCTGGTAAATGGGGAGGAGTTATTCATGAAAGAACTGTAATTTGGTTGGCAACTTGGAAAGAAGAAATTACTGGAAAGAATAAATATATATTTACTTCATTAGATTCATTTTTCAAATCTAAAAGTGATGAATCTAAATTTGACCTTGCAAAACAATTAAAAAGAAAAGTTAATTCTATTAGAGAAAATTATGAAAAACAATTAGTAGAAGGTTCATTAAAAGAAAGACAATTAGCTACAGCTTTATATTTTATTGATAATTTAGCTCTTCGTGTTGGAGGTAAGAAAGATAAAAAAGATGAAGCTGATACAGTAGGTGTAACTTCTTTAAGAGTTGAACATTTAACTTTAATGGATAATAATACTATTAAATTAGATTTTTTAGGAAAAGATTCTGTTAGATATTGTAAAAAAGTAAATGTAATTACTTCTATTTATGATAATTTAATTGAATTTACAAAAAATAAGAATAAGAAAGAAGAATTATTTGAATTAATTAATTCGAATATGTTGAATGAATATTTAAATTCTTTTTTAGAAGGTTTAACTGCCAAAGTATGGCGTACTTATAATGCTTCATTATTATTCCAAAAAGAAATTGATAAGATTAAAGAAGACAAAATAGCATTGATTGACCCTAATCAAAAGATGAATTTTTTAATATCAATGTTCAATCAAGCTAACACAACTGTTGCATTATTATGTAATCATCAAAAAAATGTAAGTAGTAATATTGGAGAAGCTTTAGATAAAATTAGTGATAAGATTAAAGAACTTAAAAAGAAAAAGAACAAAGCTACTGATAAAGAAAAAATAAATTCATTAAATGATAAAATTAAATTATATAAATTAAAGAAAGATACTAAAGAAAAAATGAAGAATGTATCACTATCAACTTCCAAAAACAATTATATAGATCCTCGTATAATATTCTCGTTTATAAAACGTTTTGATATTCCACCTGAAAAATTATTCACACAACAATTAATTGATAGGTTCAAGTGGGCAAGTAGTGTTGATAAAGATTATAAATTTTAAAGTCTATTATATATATAATGGACTTTAAAGAAAAATATTTAAAATATAAAAAAAAGTATCTAGAACTTAAAAATCAAATAGGGGGTTGGGATGTATGTAAAGTTAAGAAAGATAGTAATTCTATAAGAATAAATAATTTACCAGATGGAACTACTTCTGAACATTTGGAAGGTTTCTTAAAAAGTAAAGGTATTCCTATACATAGTCGAGGGACACAACTAAATAATGATTTCTTAATTAATTTCAAAGATAATACAATAGCAATTAGTAATGTTGGATCAGTAATGAAAGCATTATCAAGTGGGCCTTATGATCCAAGAATTCCTTTAGTACCATCTATAGTATCAACTCCTCCTGTACCACCATCAGGGCCACCACCATCAGGGCCACCACCATCTGGACCACCATCTGGACTACCATCATCTAGAACACCACCATCAGGACCACCACCATTAGGACCACCACCATTAGGACCACCGCCATCAGAAGCAACAAAAGGTTGGAAAGTCTTACCTGTTTTAAAAGATAGTAATTCTATAAGAATAAATGATTTACCAAAAGGAACTACTTCTGACCATTTAGAAATTTTTTTAAAAAATAAAGGTATTCCTATAGCTAGTCCTGGGACAAGTAAAAAAAATTATTTTTTAATTAATTTCATAGATAATGCAACAGCAAAAAGTAATGTTGGACCAGTAATAAGAGCATTATCGGGCCCACCTCCTTTACCTAGTTATGATCCAATGGTTTCTATAATATCTGCACCAGCACCAGTACCAGCATCAAGTGTAAAACCACCTAACTTTTTACAACCATGGCCTAATCCATCTAAATTATTATTTATAGCATTACCTATTGCAAAAACTTCTGAATTAGGTGATCAAATAGATTATCGTGTTAAGGTAGTAACAACAAAATCACCATTTGAGAACGACCAAACAAAAACATTAAAAAATCCTCATATTACTTTACTTTCAATATATATACCAACTGGAAGTTGGATAGATAAAATATTATCTAATAAAGATATTTTTCCACAATTTGTAAAGTTTCTAAGAAGTACTTTTATAAATTTTTTTAAAATTGAAGATGTCAAACCTTATCAACTACATTCACAATATAATAATTATAAAAATTTTAATAAGTGGATTATAAGAGCTTTTGATGATACTGATTATAAAGAAAGTATAGAAACTTTTAAAAATTTTAGAGAATTTATAACATATTCTTTATTAACTAACGGAATGAAATTTGATATATCTAAAATTAATGAGCTAATTAAAGTTGAATCAGATTTCAAACCATTTTTTGCTCCATCTAATCTAAGTCCACCAACTTTCACTCATTATTCTATAAAACCAAGAACATATCCTTATTCAGATTTGGCTATTTCTTCTTGGTATATAAATTGGATACCTCATATATCATTATATAAAATAGAATCAGGTCATGATAAATTTATTGAAGAAATAAAAAAAGTAGCTAAAAAACCAATGTCTTTCATAAATTTATGGAAAGTAGATCAACAAAAAACTATTACAATTTCTAAAGATAATGATAAAAAGTTTTTAGGTAGTTTAGAATATATTTATTGTTCATATGGCAGTGGAGCAGATCAACAATTTGTTTATGAAAAATTGTAAGTTAAAAAGTAAGCATTCATTTAGATTTTGTTGATAAAACTATTTTAAATGATGGTGTTTGTGCATCATTATCCATAACCCATTATTTAAAATATT